TTACACAATAATTGCAGGATATCCTTTCTTTTTGAGTTCTTCCGCAAGCCGTTCCGCGTTTTTTCGATCACTGAACGCTCCGACTTGCACGCGATACAATTTTCCGTCAGACGATTTTTGTTGTGGCTGCGATGGTGTTGAGTTTGCTTTTTTCTTCAAGCCAAACGCCTTCACGATACCTTGAACATGGCCATATGCGACTTGTTGCAGGAACTGCTCTGATTTCAGTTTGGCAGCGTCGTTGGCATTGTCGATGAACAGGTTTTCTGTCAAAATGGCCGGCATATTCGTCAAGCGAAGTACCGCATAGTCGGCTCGTTTCTTACCACGATCTTTGACGTTGCCAATCGCCTTCATAATCTCTGCATGAATCACGTTTTGATAAGCAACCGTTGCCGCGCTGACGTTGCCGTTGTAGACGTAGCTTTCGAATCCGGTTCCGCCGCCAGCGTTGATGTGTACGGAAATGAGTAAATCAGCCTTCAATTTATTTGCAATCGCTGCACGTTCGGATAACTCAAGGAATCGGTCATCAGTACGAGTGTAATGCACTTCTACACCTTCATAATCATTGAGTAGGTTACCGATTTTTTTGACGATATTCAACGTCAAGTCTTTTTCTCTCAAACCATTCCCTACAGCCCCACTATCTGTTCCGCCATGTCCTGCGTCAAGAACAATACGTACCATTATTTATCCTCTCCTTTCTCCACCATATTTTTTGTCCCACTATAAAGCCCACTAGCCGCCAATCCTAACATTAAGCCAACAACAATTCCTTCTTTCATCGTGTCAGCAACGTAGAAAATCCCAAACAACAAGCCAAAAATAACCGAAACGAATGGACTGTATCTCGCAGGTAGTCCGCCTTTTTTGAACAATTCTACAATCCCTAAAATCAATGGAATAATCGCTACATCATAGATTTCGAACATTTTACATTCCTCCTGTTTTTAAGACTAGCCCCAACAACGACGCTATGATTGCGCCAATAATGAGTCGTAAAATCCATGTTGTGTTGTTTTTGATCGCTGAAATATCTTCTCGCATGTCTTTGATATTTGACTCCGCCACCGCTAAACGAGTTTTCACGTCGACCATATCTGCTTCGAGTTTTGCAACACGTTGTTCCATCGAATCACACCTTTCTAACAAACATCAAAAAGCCTTATTTTCTGACTTCTCCACTAATTTGAGCCAATTCCTGTTTCAGTTTCTTTATCAATGTCGGTCGGCTCTCCCCAAAAGTCGCCTCAATTTGAAAGCCGCCTGGTTCGTATATTTCTTTTATTTCGGTTATACGAGCATCACGCGTTACTCCCCATTCTCGGTTTTGTATCGTAACGATGTCGCCAAGGTCATAATCGATCTCATACTTGAAAGGCGAATTTGTGAGAATCTGACCTTCAAGGAAGAATTCCTGTTCAAACTCCGCTAACTTTTGCTGCCCTCTTTCCCGAAGCTTTGCAATGACCTGTTCTTCCGGGAGCACTTGCTGATTCTCGTCTTCCTCCGATATATCCCTAGCATCGATGAAGGTTTCAATACGAGAAAGACCTTCAGCCTCGCCAACTTCAACTACACGCCGATCCTCTCCCTCGCCTTGCCCGGCGATGTAGCCATAGTTGCGATAGTTGAAGTCAGACTCAACAAATGACAGCTGTTTCAGACTCTCGAATTGCGGACTAAAAATAACAGGAGGGTTAACCGATTGATTGACGGTTAAATCCCTCCCCTCAAATACATCGAATACCCACTTTTTCCGTTCGAAATCAAGAATAACATCCCAGCCAAGCCCGCTAGTTTTTGAGATTTCAATAAGCTCTTCAGCAAGATTTTTGAAACGTGATTCCCAACTGATTTGTGATCCGCGTTGCTGGTCCGAAGCAATCACAAGTATGTCAATTTTTCGCTTCACATCAACCGGATTGACGATGTGGTTGTTAGCATAGTGCTTCATGACCGTTTCTGCAGCTCCGCTTGCTCGGTCGTGACTATCGCCAACAGGAGGAACCGTAATCCGTTGCGCCATGACTCCTTTCAACACAATTCCTTTTACAATCCAGTTTTCCGATGCCTTTCCGTTTTCATCAAGCTCAATTTCACGATGCCTGATGATACCAACCTTGTTTCTGCTTGCACCGAGCATGATGAGGTTGCCGCGTTGCAACAATTCTGTATGTCGCTTATATCGGTTGATGCGTAGCTCGAATTCCCCTACTTCGTGCCATCGCCTTGTGAATAGCAACGATTCATAGTTGTCAATTTCAGCGAGTAAATCCAGTATCGGTGTCAAAATCCGAATTGGTTTCATTTTTCACCACCTAATAAAAAACACCGTTATTAAACCGGTGTTGTGTCGCAGTATCGTCCTACTGTGTAATTAAATCTTCTCGACCTTTTTCACGTAGATAAGCGTCAATGCCTTCTTTTAAATCAGGTCGTCTGGAGATAACAAAATCATACGAATAAGCACCATCAATTATTCTTTGCGCTAAATATGCTGCCATATCACATTCCTCCCAACACTAAATCGTCAATAGCCTTTTGAATAAGTTCTAAACGTTCATCATATGAAAGAGGAGCTTTACTCTTAATTTCTTTCTTTTTCGCATTATACTCTTCCTCTGTGATGACAGTAACATCAACATGTTCAACAACATTACCAGTGTAGAAAAAGTATGCTGTATTATCGTCTGGATATAGTTGTGAACCCGGTACAATTTTTTCTAAATCTAACCCTTTATAATCGGTTGTACCGTTAGGTTGAATTAAATTGGATACTTTAACAATTTTCATATCCTTACACCTCTATTCCACAATGATTTTTGCTTGATTCCGAATGATGTGTTTAATCAATGAACGCATCATGTCAAATATCGGACCTGTGCCTTCGTTCATAGTCCAAGAAGAACCATTTTTGTATAGCAAAGATGTACTGTGAGTAGAACCCGCATTTGCCCATGACAAATAGAGAATATGTTCGTCAGAAATGAAAAACAGATTATCGTAAAACACATTATTCGAGAATAGGTGAGACTTTAATAAATTTCCGCTTGCGTCTACTAGATATGTGTACGGACTAGTATTAGGATTCATGGAAGCTACATATCCTTGTGAATTAAATGCTAATTTGTCTACATAACCACCACTGTTGTACATATCATACGTAATAGGTACATCTCGAATAAAGTTAAAGTTTTCGTCGTATATTTTAAATTTATACTGACCGCCAACTACTGTCGCTACACCTATCATACCATTGCAGTAATAAACACCACTATTTGTACTGTCGCAAGGTATGGTGATACTGGTTGTTGATAAAAGGGTGTAGTTTGTATTATACACTCTTTTTGTGAGTGTCTTTGTTGGCCACGTTACATCAAATTCTAAAATTTTAGTTCCGTCTTTAGAAATAAATCTGCTATAGTTCGTAATAAATAACATACTTGGATAACCGTCACTTATCGTCATTCCAGACGGAATATTGTCTATACCAGAAACAAGTTCATCAAATGTCGGTATACCATCCCCATCAGCGTCCGCAACTGTGCCACCTTTGTTCGTGATGGCGTTGCGGACATTTAATTTTCCATCACGAACATAAAGAAAATTTGCTTCTTCGGAATATGGAGTTGCTTGCGTTCCATACTCCAATTTGATTCGCGTGACAGCTTTTGTTCCTGCTGGTGTTGTTGATTGTGTGTCACCGATAACAAATCTTAACCATATTTCAGTCGCGTTACTTGGAAGGGTAAAAGTGGCACTTTTTCTGTGCCAATCTTTGTTTAAATCTGCGACCAACTGACCGACTACAACAGGTGTTCCATTACTATTAATCTCTAGGAAAACTTTACCACTAGTGATTCCCAACGTGTAAAAATCGGCTGATAATGTAACTTGAAGGCTTCCTGCAAAGCCTATTCGTTGGTTACTTTCTAGAACAGCCCAACTTCCAGCAGGCACACTATTAACATACATTGCAAATGTGCCGCGTGTAATAGAAGAACCTGCACCAAACGGAGCGCCTGCAAGTGCTTGCCAACCCGCTAAACCAAACTGAAAAGCCGAGTTTTTCAAAAGGTTCGGCTTTGCTTGAAGAACAAAGTTTTTAGCGTTTTGTTCGGCGCTGTTCCAAGCTATTCTTTCTTCGGCTGTTATATGCTTCGTAGTATCAGCCTTATGCGCATTAAAATCGGTACTGGAAGCAAAGCCCGTATCTTGTATGTCAGCGAACCAGGCGTTGAAGTCATTTTCGTATTGGATGAGCTTGTTTGCTAGTTCTTGTTCGTATGCTAGCGTTTCAGCGTCAATTTCATCTTTTTTTGCATTAAAGTAAAGGTCCCACTGGGCTTGAAATTGGCTTGTTGGGATACTGATTAATGAGTGAACTAAACCACATAGATTTTCATCCAAACGTTCGTCAATCAAATCGGCAGGATTCAACGTTGACGTGTTGGCTCTTACTCGGATTTGTGCAAGTGAAAGCTCATATATGAAATCATCCCGTTGAAGATCTGGTGGAACAGGATTCTCATCCGGTGTCCCCTGCTTAACGAACAATCTGATATAACGCGATTGGTTTCTTTTGTCCAACCGTAACACAATCCGGTCAATGCGGTCTAAAGTTGGCTCTGGGAGAGCATGCTCCAAATATAGATTGCTAGTATTTTCGTACAAATATCCTTGAATGATCGCTTTTCCCGGTGTTACATACGTGCGCAAATCAGTGCCATCACACTTTACTTCTAAAGCAGGGATATTATCGGTATGGAGTAACCCTGTGCTTAAAACGCTGCCGAAGTAATCAGCAAAATCACTTGCTTGATAGGTTCGTGGATCACCCGGCGCGCTATTAAAAAACTTACTGATTTCCGCCATATTCTCACCCCTATACAGCGTTGTAAAGTTTTCTGTAGCTGATATTGACGATAGCTCCTTGTATGTCGCTATCGGCTGAATACTCAATTTCGTTTTCTCCTACGACAAGTTGGAAAAAGGAACTGTTCAGGTCAATCCAATTGAAAACGTTTCGTTCTGTTCCGTCCGGTTGAACAAAATAAACAGATTTTCTGCCTGGCGTAGTATCAATTTTCATCACTTCGCCTTCTTGTAACGTTTGATTTACCTTAATAAATTCTCCGGTTGTTCGATTTATGATGATCGGGTTGACGGCAGGCCCGAAAAACTCGATATACAAAGGCGCAGGCGCATCTCCATCATTCACGATAATTCGATTGTCTCGTTGCATCCCAATTTCGAACACACCCTCAAACGGGAATTGGAAAAGTGGTTCAAAGGTAGGTTCTTCTGTTATTTCAGGCGATTTCCAAAAAGGATTCGGGCAGAGCAAGTTCACAAGTGCCTTTTGAAAGAATGGTCCGCGATTTTCTCTTCCACTTGGAAAAACAGGTACACCATCTGGAACTGCTTCTATTTCACGAACGACTTCCCCGTTTTCATAGCGAAGCGTTCCAGGGCCGAGCTTAGGATTGAACACCGCAGCAAGACATTGGCGCCGTTGTAATAGAGTAGATGTATCACTTGCTAAAATCACAATTTCTAATGAAATAGGACGTTCTTGCAAAACAGAATCGATGTAGGTCGAGCCATCTTGAAATGGGGATTTCTGTGTTTGAGTGTCAGCATCCACGTCACCAAGTCCATCGACGCTTTGTAAAAGAAAAGGAGCTGATGATTTCAGCTCCACTGATTGACCTCTCGCATTTGTAAAAATGATTCTCTGCATATCATAGCCCCCATTCCATTGCGAGTTGACGGCTTACTTGACGAGTTTTGCGCGCTACTTCGGATGGCGTTGGCGCAGTTGAATGGAAATGGAAATGCTGTTCTATTTTCGCGCCAGCCATTTTTGGAACGTTGATCGTCGTTGTTGTAGGAGTCACAACTCCTCCAAAAGAGCCAGCCACAGTCGGAATCGTCGCTCGTACCATGCGATTTGTAGCAGAAACAACGGCATTGATATTTCTATTGATACCTTCTGCAAGTCCTAGTGGAATCCACTTCCCTAGCTCCATCATCACACGGGAAGGGGAATGGATGTCAAGCGCACTTTGAATCGTGCTCCGAATAGCATCCGCTATGGCTCGTGCCTTAGCCATAAGAGGACCGTACATGCTATCCATACCATCAATTAAACCTTGGATAGCATTTTGACCAATTTCGGGAAGTGTGGCCGTTAGTACATTAAACTCTCCTTCTGTTCCTGTTCTGATTTCATTGATTTTTGCTATCCATTCTTTCTTATGCTGCTCAAGTTCAATGTTAGCTTGTGCCCGCAAATAGACGATTTTGTCATTATATTCTTTGTTCAATTGCTCCAGTTCCGCATTTGCTTGTGCGCGCAACTCGGTGAGTTTGTTAATGTAGTCTGCTTTTACTTTTTCTAGTTCCGTATTTGCCGTTAGTCGCAACTGCTGAATTTTCGTCTGCGTTTCCAGTCGCATTCCCTCGAGCTCACTGACTGCCTGCGCTTTTGCCAATGCATTTTTCTCACGCCACAATTGAACGTACTGATTCAGTTCTTCATCAGAAAGAGAGTTCAACGCAGCAATCTCATCGACCGCTTTTGGGCCCATATCACGGAGTTCTTCGAGTAGGCCTTGATCAATGCCCCTTGCTGCAAGAGAGGCAATATTGGCCTGCCAATCCTTGAACGCACTGACCTGATCGGAAAGATTTTTCAGCAATCCTTGCCCGGTTACGTCGTTTTTACGCTTGAATTCATCAAAAAGCCCAGCAAAGCTATACAGCGATTTCGTGCGGTCTTCGACGGCTTTTTGATATTCCTCTGTCAGCTTTCGTTCTTCTTCCGCAAGACGATCATTGATTTCTTTGACTTTCGCTTCATATTCTTCTCTCGCTTTGATTTCGTCTTGAAGCAGACGGTCGTTGATTTCCTTTACTCTTGCCTCATACTCCTCTTTTGCTTTCAACTCGTCTTGATATAATCTCTCGTTGACCTCTTTAACTTTGTTGGCATACTCGTTGTTGAGACTTGTGAGCTCATCGTAAATTTGCTTCTTCAACTGATAAACATGTTCTTCCGCCTCCGCACGTTTTTGGCTGCCTTCCGCCCATCGTGAAGCAACTTCTTCCCACATTCGAAGTTCTTCCATCAAAGATAATTGATTGAGCCGTTTACGTTCTTCGATATATTTTTTCTCATTTTCAAATATTTCTTGGTCCACTTTCCGTTTGGCATCGCGTAGATTCAATGCAACCCGTTTGCGATCTTCCGCGTTCAGTTTGAAGTTTTCTAAAACATACTGCCATATCGCGACTTCGTCTTTAGCAACAATATTTTCTAATTCATACTGCTTTGAGAGCCAATCCTCTACGGCTTTTAGGCGTTCATTTGCGCCAAGTTTTGCGATTTTGGTCATTTCACTCTGTTGCCACTGGCTGATTTGGATTGGCTTACGGAAATTCGGAACAAGGGCATCTGACATTTTTTCAGCTGCTTTTTTGAGGTTGCCAATCTCATTTTCAATGCCAACAATTAAACCTTGTACGGTGTATTCTCCGATCTCCATCATGACGCGAGATGGGGAATGAATTCCTAACGCTTTTTCAATCGTGCTTTTTACTTTATTCGCAATCTCTTTAGCTTTTTCATATACATCGCCAGCCAACGAGGAAATACCCTCGATAAGTCCTTTTATGATGTTTTTTCCGGTATCTACCAAGCTAAATGATTCGAATTTTTCTTTTATCGTGCCAATTACTTTATCTTTCACTGCACTTCCTAGCTCTCCAACTAACTGGGTGATACCTTTAATTAATGATCTCAGTATTTTTCCGCCAGCCTCTATGATTTTTGGTAAGTTATCAATTATCGCTTTTGCCACTGCAACAACTAATTTAATCCCTGCATCGACCAATTGAGGTAAAACCTGAATAATACCCTTGATTAGCGCTGTTAAGATTTTTACGCCCGCATCTATTATTTTCGGTAGATTTTGGGCGATTGCACTTGCGATTTTGACGATTAAATTCACCGCTGTGTTAGTTAGTTGAGGTAACACTTTTACAATTCCGTTTACGACTGCTAAGAGAATCTTAACACCTGCATCGATGATTTTCGGCAAGTTTTGAATGAGAACAGCCGCTACTTTTGTTATTAATTGCACTGCCATATTAACGAGTTGTGGGAGAGCTCGAACAATTCCGTTGACTATTGATGTTAGAATTTTTATTCCTGCGTCAATGATTTTTGGCAAATTCTGAACAACAGCATTGACTAAAGTTACTATGATAGTGAGTCCTGCGGCAATTAATAACGGCAAGTTCTTAGCCAAGGTACCAACTAGTGTTTGTATAACTGTCACAGAAGCAGTAACGATTTGCGGTAATGCTTGCGAGATCCCACTGACTAATTGAACGATCAATTGTAAACCCGCTTGAATAATTAAAGGTAATGACGTGACGATGGCGTTGACCAAAGTGTTAATAACCTGAGTACCCGTTTCTATCAATTTTGGCAGGGTAGTAGAAATTCCTTGCGCCAAAGACTGAACAATGGTTGCCGTCGTTTGTATAATCGTTGGCAGTGATTGAACAATACCGTTGACGAAGTTAGTTATTATACCGACCCCAGCCGTAACCATTTGAGGGAAGCTGGTTGTCAAAAAGTTCACTATTGCGTTTGTTACGTTTTGAATCGCCGTAGTGACGGCGCCTGTATTATTACTGATGGTTTCGGCGATTGCGGGTAGAAACCGGGACACCGTAATCAACACTGCGGGAAGACCACCAACTAGTGCTGCAATGATCGACGGGATAATTTGAGCAAAAATTTCTCCTAATCTGCTAAAATCTCCATTTATTGCGGAGACAATTGCATTTTTGAAGTTTTCAAACGCCTGTACTGCTGGCGCGAGAAAGGAAGAAAGTCCACCGAATACTTCTTGCGCTTTCGCTTTAATTTCATCCCAATTTTTATAAACGGCGACACCAGCTGTTACTAATCCAGTGATTGCTGCTATAGCAATTCCAATCGGACCAGTTAAAAAGGCGATGACTTTACTAAATACCCCTATCATACCTCCTGCTTTCGCTATCGCCCCAGATACTTTGCCAAATGCTAATGCTAGAGCACCAAAACCATTTACTGCACCACCAATAATAGCTAGCACTATTCCTATCGCCGCAACTATTCCTGTTAATACAGCAGTTACAGCAGCACCAATTGCAATGAATTTTTGCATAGATGGCGATAAATTATTGAACCAATTAATCAATCCCTGCAATGCTTCTGCAATCTTTTGAATAGCCGGAGCCAGCGCGTTTCCGATCGTGATTTGTGCTGTTTCAAACGCTCCCTGCAGTTCTTCCAGAGAGCCTTTCAAGTTGTCTTTCATTTTGGCAGCCGCTTCTTGCGATGCACCAGCTGAATTTTGCAATGATTTCGTGAGCGCGTCTAATTTTTGCGGCCCGGCTTCAACCACTGTTAGCATACCGCTTGCCGCTTCTGTTCCGAAAATAGTAGAAAGTGCAGCAAGCTTTTGTGCATTGCTCATATTTTTTGTTTTTTCGGCTAATTGCCCGATGATATTGCTGAACGGAAGCATTTTCCCGTTTGCATCCGTGATTTTGACTCCTAATCGTTCAAGAGTGTTTGCCGCTTCTTTCGGCGGATCGGAAAGACGAATCAAAGCCGCACGCAACGTTGTTCCGGCCTGCTCGCCACGTATCCCCGCGTTCGACATGATTTCTGTTGCGGCCGCGAGTTGTTCTAAGGAAATACCAAGGGATTTTGCAACCGGCGCCGCATATTTGAACGTGTATTGCATGTCTTGTATGCCCGCTGCGGAATCATTCGCTGCTTGTGCGAGAACGTCCGCTACTCTACTGGCTTCACTTGCGGATAGACCAAACGCATTCAACGCCGCCGATACGGTATCGGCAACAAGTGCCATATCTTCGCCAGACGCTTCCGCAGCCGAAATAATCCCTGGCATGGCCGCTAGAATCTGATTCGTGTTGTATCCCATTGCGGCCATAATTTCCATTCCTTGTGCTACCTCAGTAGCTGACTTCGATGTTGACGCCCCTAAATCAAGGGCCGCTTTTTCCAACTTTTTAATTTCAGCTGGAGTAGCACCAGCAACGGCTCCAACACGATCAATCTGCGCTTCAAAATCCATTGATTTTTTGACTGCGAAACCAAGAGCTCCGCCAATTGCTGCTGTTGCCACACCGAATGATGCGGCCATGGATTGGCCGACGTTTTGCATCCGTTGTCCAACATCACGGAGATTGTTGCCTACCGTCGACAGTTTTTCTTGCAGCTTCCCCCATGTGGTCGTGTGTTTGTTGATCGCACCGTTTGTTTCTTCAAGACGGCTTTGCAAACTCCGTAGTTGTCCTTCCGTCTTTTCAATCTCGCGTTGAAAAGCGCGATATTGACCCTCTGAAATTTCTCCACGTCGAAACTGTTCATTGACTTGTTGCTGTACGCTTTTCAAGCGATTCAGCTTTTCGCTTGTGTTTTCGATTTGTTTTGCAAGTAGTTGTTGCTTTTGGGCAAGAAGTGTCGTGTTGGATGGGTCGAACCGGAGCAAACGCTCGACCTGTCTCAATTCTGATTGGATGCTTTTACTTTTCGATTCAACGTCAGCTAGAGCTTTACCTAGCTTTGTAGTATCCGCGCCAATAACGACATTCAAACCGCGTACACTTTCTGCCATGTTCTCACCACCTTTATGCAAAGAAGGCGTCTATATCCGCCTGTGTCGCCATTCTGCGGCGAGGTTTCCGTTTTCCGGTTGCCATATCCACATAGATGTTGACGTATTTCAGCAAGTCGTTGACGGTCAACTCGTTCATTTCGTCAAAAGAAAGACCGGAGCGTTTTCCGATCACTAGCAGTTCTAAATCGGGACGCTCCGGCGGTTCGATGTCAGTTGGTTGGCTTAACTCGTCCTGCGCCTCGACGAAAAAAGCCCTCCATAGCTTCGTTCATGATTGCATTAATAACATCGACATCAGTAAAATCGAACGATTCCAAATCAGCTACCCAGTTCATAAAATCCGGAAATTTTTTACCGACACCTTCATAAGCTTTTGCCATTGCCCATGTCACTTGCAAAAGAAAAACCGAGTCAATCTTTGACGGATCTTTTGCTATATCTTGCATTTTCACCAAATCACCAACTAAATCCGTACCAAAAGCCTGTTTATAAAACAAAAGGGCCAAAGGCGTAGCCTTTAGCCCGATGTCTTTTCCTCCGATATTAACTGTTCTCATTCATTACACCCCCGCTGTTGCGCCCGGCACTGTCACCGTGCTAAAGAAATTGTCATAAATCGCTTGGTTGGTGTCATTCAATTCAAGCACGCCACGGACAACGTTTTTTCCGTTGATCTCAATCGGTAAAATCGTAATATTGAGCGTCTGCGTTGTCGGCTCGACCGATTCACCGCGTGTATTGTGTTCAGCAGTCGGACGGCTGGCTTTGCATCGATAGTAGACGAAGCGACGGTTTTTCTTGTCTCCCAAAATCTGACCCAAGAGCGCAAACTCCTTCGGCATTCCGTCCGTCGTCTCAACGAGCATTCCGTTTGCGTCGATTTCCCAGCCAAGCATTTCAGCTAAAATATCATCAGGGATATTCGCCATTTCTAATTCTGCGGTATATCCATTGTTTGATGTGTATGTGAAATACGGGCCATTGTCAGCATAAAATGTTGACTCTTCCCCTTGTGGCTCCGGACTGAATCGGACAGCACCCGGAATAGGAACAGGCGTTTCCCATGTTGGCGTTGTATCGTCTGTCAAAAAAGCAATATGAACTTTCTCCAAACCAAAAGTAACCTTGTTTTGGCTCATAGATTTCTAACCTCCTAGAATTTGAATTTCATAGAGTATTTGATACAAGTTTTCTGTATCAAGAAACGTCTCGAACTTGCGATACGGCAGGCCTAGCTCTTTAAGCTTGTCCTGCACTTTTTGCTCGGCAGCGAGGTCTTTTTTGTCCGTGTATAGTTCAACTTGAAAATTGCTGATTTCAACATAGTTTTGATTGTCAGCAATCATATCTGAAGAATACGAGAATTGATACGTGATAAACGGCGGCGTGACTGGGCTGGAAAACGAACCGTAGGCGACGGGATAGCCGATAGATTTCAAAGCTTGATAGAGCTCTGCTTGCGTCATCTTAACCACCGTTTTGAATGACCTTTTTCAATTCATCCGGCAAATTTGCTCCATATTTTTCATATGCCGGACGTAAATGCGGATAGGCAGGGACACGGCCACCGTTTACTTTTGCATGGCCAAATTCGAGAAGATGAACACGACGATAGTGTTTTTTGTTCCACACAATACGTCTGGTCACGCCGTAACTGTCCTCTTTCGTGATGCCGAACCCTTGCGCGTATTCGCCTGTCCGTTTCGGAGCCAGCGCTTTAGTTTCTTGCAGCACTTTCCGCGCAGTCCGGTCCACTGTTTTCCGAACACCTTCGGCCACGTCGTCCGTATATTCTTTGACCGCTTGCACCAACTCGTCGGCTAGACGGTCGATTGGGATGTTGACCATAGGCTACACCACCGTTTAAATTCGCTTTTTAGTTCGTCAAGAGGCGTTTCGTTCAAGTAACCCTCCGAATAATACATAACTTTGTCGTTGAACGGTACGCGATATTTAAACATCTTGCCGTTAAGTTCATGAGGCGGGTTCAATTCCTCGGCTCCGATTTGTTTCAGCCATTCCACTTTGTCTTTATCCACCACTCGCCACCCTTTCCGTCGCAATAATAGTCAGCGTTTTCTTTCGTTCGTCATCGTTCAGAACGCTCTGTATATCAAACTGCCGTCCTTGATAGTCGATCCTCATTGTTTCATCGATTCCAGGAGTGTACCGGATGATAAATCGATAGGTTCGCTCCGCTTGAATGGACGCAGCAGCAAAGTATTCCCTGCCGCTCACCGTCTTTATCGCCGCCCAACAGGTGCGGACTGCCTGCCAATCCTCAATTTGTTGGCCGATCTCATCCTCTGTGACAACCATTTTCAACAGCTTGATGCGGTGTCTAAACAGCCCCGGATTCATCGCTGTCACCACCGTAGCTGTATGTGAGCTGTGTCAGGATACTTTGTATGATCGACCTTGTTTGATCGGTTGCCTTTCCAATCATTTCTCGGTTCTCGTACCAATCTGCAACCAAGACAAGACAGAATAGCTGAGCCAATTCGTTAGAGCTATCGAATTTGTTGCCAGTGGCGTTTTTAAGATACTTTTCTGCCGCGCTAATCAACGTTGTCAATAGCGCGTCATCCTCGCTGAAATCAATCCGTAGCCAATTTTTCACTTCGTCTAAAGAAACGATCATTCTTTCACCTTCGTTTCTTTAGACTTTTTCACTTCCTCTACATAGCCAAATCGAATGAGTTTCTCGGCCAATTCTTTCGGCAGGTTAGCTTCATCGTCTTTTTTCAAGTCATAGCCGATGCCAACACAATCAATGAGAGCCTTTACCTTCATGTCATCACCTCTTTAACAAACAAGAGGGCGCAAACCCTCTTGTTATGCCAACGTAACTTCGCCGTACACGAATGCCTCGTCATCGCGCAATTTAACTTCTTCGCGTTCAATCGCACGCCATAAAGTAACGTCAGTTTGAAAAGCATCCATCGCAACATCGGATGACATAATTTCTGTTGTTTGACGATCAAACATCACAACACCTTCTTGAAGGTCGCCAATGATAATCGGTGCTTTACCATTCGTCGTGTCGCTCGGCAGAACTTTATTCGATACCATTACGACCGGAACGCCAAATAGTTGTTTACCTGTCGGCGAAGAAACCGATGGTTGCAACAGATAATTTCCATTGGCGTCTTTTTGAGTATCCAGCCAGTTGAAACCATCTTGGTTTGTGATGACACTCGATGTATATCGGAAGACAGGATCCAATTGAACGTTTAAAACTGCTTTAATATCATCTACATTTGCGATCGCTGTTTTCGCTTTGCTACCTAACATGGAAAGGATGAGTTTGTTCCGCGTGACGCGGGATTCATCGCCAATCCAACGGATAAGTGTATTAACAATTGCCTCCGTGCTGTCTTTCAGAAGCTCGTTCGTCACACGGAAGAAACCAGCGTATTTTTTCACTTGATACTGCAAAACAGTGAATTGCGGCGTAGCTTTCTCTGGAATTTCTCCGTTTTCTGGTATCTCAACAAACCCTGTTTGTTGTGAACGCTTCTTGAAAACGCGAGAACCGCTCAATGTTGTCACCGGTTCAACCAAAATCAAGTTTTGTAAAGCGTCTTTGCTTTCGCGTAATTCGTTGATTTTCGTTTGAATATCCTGTGGTACTGTGTATCCACCATCTTGGCCGCTACCTTCACTCATAGCGTTACGGAATTTAGTGCGGATGTGATTAACGAATGCCTCAACCTCGTTTTCTTTCACTTGTACAGTCGGTTTTAACGGCTCTTTATCCTCAATAGTTTGTTTTTGTTCCTCGTAAAGCTCTTTGGCAATATCAAACTTTTCTTGAAGAGCCATAATTTCTTCTTTCAGCTTTTTGGCTTCCTCGATTTTGTTTTCAGCGAGAAGTTTACGGGCTTCTTCCTTTTTGTTTTGGATTTGTTCAAGCAACTCACGTAATTCTTTCGGCATGTTTGTTTCCTCCTTTTTTGTTTTTGTGCAATAAAAAAGGAACTAGATGAGGTCTAGTTCCAATAAGAGTTTCTCTTTTTCTTTTTGCAGTTGCTGTTTCGTAAGCAGTTCCACCGCACTTCGGATGGACTGGCTAGCACTGTTGACAATGGCCAATCGGCTGAACGCAGCGACATCAGATACTTCCGGATTGTTGTCTTGATACAGGATGCCGTCAGCGAATCCTTCTTTTACTGCAACGTTGGCCGACATCCATGTTTCATCATCCATCATCTGCGAGATTTTACTACGAGAACGTCCTGTTTTCAGGACATACGCATTGATAAGGGATTCCTTAACGGTGTCCAAGATGTCAGCAATTTTTCGCAAATCATGCATATTGCCGTATGCGGCCGTCAGTGGATTATGAATCATCATCACCGCCATCGGGCTCATGAGTACCTCATCGCCAGCCATCGCAATGACAGACGCCGCGCTCATCGCCTTGCTGTCGATCTTGACAGTGATTCTTCCGTCATGTTCTTTTAACGCATTATAAATGCCTGCCGCCGCGAACACGCTGCCGCCATAGCTGTCAATCCATACAGTAATGTCTTTGCCTTTAAATTGGCTTAATTCCTCTTTAAATGCGTTCGGTGATGTTGACGGCATCCCAAACCATTCGTACAACCACGCTTCGTCATCGTCTACAATGTCACCTTCAATGCGAAGCTCCACGCTCTCTGGTTCAGTTTCAGTCGCTTGGTTGACGATGAATTTCCAAAACGGCATCAACTGTCACCTCCTTTCTGGTACTGCTGGCCGATCATCGTGATCGGGATATAGTTACCGTTTACCATCAGAACGTCACCGCCTTCCTCAGCCGGTAAATCGAGGTAACTTCTTGCTTCATTAGCTGTATATATGCCGTTGTTGACGCCTTTCGATAGAGCCTCCATCTGTGTTTTGATGTCCGCTCGTAGGATGACGTTGACATTGAATTTAAAGAAATAGCCCTGTTGAATAAGCTCGTTCGACAGAATTTTATAGGTGATTTCTTCCTCGTACTGTTTCAAAATGTAAAGGAGCGTATCAACATAAAAAGCCAAGTTCTGCGCTTCTGCTGACGCATAACTTGACTTCTCATAGTCGTTAATTTGATTCGGTTTGATTCCAAACGCCGCTGCGATTTGCAACGCTGTGTACTTTTTCAGTTCGAAAAATTGGCTATCCGTCAGTTTAATATCTAACGGAACCAACTTCATGCCTAACGGTACAGGAATGATTTTACCCGCGTTCTTCGAGCCATTAGCGAACTGTTCAAAACCTTTTACAAGACGATCACGCGCTTCTTGGTTAAGGTCGCCGGTGTATTCAAGGACAGCCTTGCCTGTTAGCCCTGTTTTATAGAGGTTGTTCATGAATTTTTGACTTTCGAGCGCGCCGTCAACCGTATGCTTCAGTACATCCCGGACAGACAAGCCGGTGATGCCGTCAAAGGTTGTAGATGTTTTTAAATGCAAAACCTCGTCGTTTCTAAAGACGTATAGCTTGCCATCATATGGATCGTTGTAACGATACCATATTGCGTTCTTTTTTTCTAAAATCCCTTGGTCGTCCACAACGATGACGACATGCTTACTTGGCATTATCCACATATCTTGCAGTACCGGACCGTTGTATCGGCACCATACATACGCGTTGCCGTAATGGTTCCGGTTCATTTCCACCGTTGACCAAAAGATGCTGCTGGTCATGTAGGGATTCGGACGTAGCTTTAAAATGTTGTAGACATCCTCTTTATCGCTTTTCACGATGCCTCGATCGGTACGCTGATACATCTTTAGAGGTAATTTTCCCAGGCTTTCAGATAAGATTTTCAAACAAGCAAAATAGGTTGCTTCGGATAATTTATCTTTTGGTGTATCCGGGTCAATGCCGAGCCACTCCAGCAGTTTAGGATTCATCATATCCACTGTTTCGTTTTTTACCCTTCTCTTTAACGCATTTCTAACAAATCCCACGTTCTCACCTCCTTTGCACAGGAGTTGCCGCTATCACCGTTTAGCGAATGCAAAGCCAAAAATCAAAAATATTACTCCAAGCAAATAATTCCCGATCGTTTCTCCAAAGTGATGATAAGTGTTGTATAGGATAATCACAACGCCGATCAAAATCAAAAAGTCCTCTAACCATTCGGTCAGAAGACTTTTAAGCATTTTCGTAATGAAGTTTTTCAATGCCTTTGCCATTCAATCACCAGCCCATCATTCTTCTTTAACCGATATTCTTCCGTCATTCACCATTTTCATAAACATTTTTTTGATTGTCACGTCTAGGTTGTCACTTCTAAATACCTCTTTTATTTCGTCCTCAGTTGCATTTTTGGCAACAGTCGCATATAACGCCAACCAATCAGGAAGCACAATCATACCTACACCCTCCTATTCGTCTTTACCATCCCATCATTTTGAGATATTCTTCCGTAATCTCGTTAATATCGACCGTCTCTATTCTCAACATCGCCCTTACATGTGCGTTAAGAACTGCTGCAATCGGGTCAATTCGTTCAGTTGACTTGCTTTTATCGAGCATGATGTTTTCATTTGCATCCTGTCTTGTGACTGCGTTAGAGAGCGCCCATGTCAATACAGGATTGTTGTTATGAATGACATTTCCTTGATATACTTGCTCGCGGAAATCTTTTGTTGCACTGCCTAACGTTTGGATACCTTGCCGAATCTCGACCACTGTGTACCCTTCCGCTTCCATGTCCTGCATGAATTGTGTCGCGTTCCAAGGGTCGGCGCAGATTTCTCTCACTTTCACGTTGTATTGTTGTTCAAAGTTCTTAATATACGACTTAATAAAGTTATAATCTACTACCGCGCCTGGCGTTGTTGTAATCCATCCTTGTTGAACCCATAAGTCATATGGTACTTTATCCGTCCTTCTTTTTCGGTCTAACGTATCCTCCGGCATAAAACTATGGCTTAATACGATGTATTTTCCGTCCTTTTTAAATTCAAAACCAACACTCGTAAGGTCAATTTTTGCGGATAAGTCTACGCCAACGGTACATTCCATGCCTTCGATAATGGATAAATCAAAATCTTGGCCGCATGCTGCCCATTTAGACATGTCCATGTAGCCGTTATCTTTCATGTCCACCCATCTATTCATGTTTTTTGTAAGGAAGTTACGCATTTTCTCCGGTACATCAAGCGCCGCTTTCAATTCTCCACGCAAAAAATTAACCCCTTCCTCGTATGAACAAAGGATAGGGTTGGCTTTTTCCCAATTCTTTTCATCTTTGATGTCATCGTCTTTGTCAAGCTCGTTTATCATGACAAAATATTCATCGTTTTCGATTGGGTTGTTAGGGTCAAGGATTTTCGAGACGTATTGATACTCAACCGCATAACACGGATGATTCAAGTTAAACCCTGCTGTTGTAATAATCATCATCAATGGTTGCGGTCTTGCGCCCATACCGGACACAAGAACGTCGTATATTTCCGATGTAGGATGGGCGTGATATTCGTCAATAATTCCGCATTGCACGTGCAATCCGTCGCCTGTTTTCCCGGCATCTTTGGAAAGCGCGGCAATAAACGAACCGCTTTTCAAATGTTCAATTTTACCATAAGCGATTTTGTATTTGCCTTTTAGGAAGTCACATCCTTGTATTTGCGCTTTAATTTCGTTCCACACGATCCTACTTTGTTCCGTTTTCGTAGCCCCAATATATACCTCGCTCATGTTTTCGCCAAAAGCGAACGCCTCATAAGAGCCGACACATGCAAGGGATTGGGATTTTGCGTTTTTCCGGGCTACTTGCCAATAGCCTTTTTTAAATCGTCTTAATCCGGTATCTTTATGAATCCATCCGTAAATATTGCCAAACACAAATATTTGTATTGGATGTGGTTCGATATGCTTTCCAGCCAATTTCCCTTTGGTGTGTTTAAACAATGTCATCCATTTTAGGAACCGAAGGGCCTTTTCTTCATCGAAAATATACGGAAATTCTTCCGTTCCTTCCCGTTCGATGTCACGTAAAAATCGTTCGCACGCCCATTTATGCTTTTGGCAAGCAACGACTTCGCCATTTAATACGTCATGGCAATAATCAATCAGCCATTGCTTCAGCATCATACATCACCGAATAGCTTTTCTTCCGGTGTCGGCTCTTTTTCTTCTTTCTTCGGCATTGCGAGTTTTGCCCGTGCGCTTGGCGATAAGCCAAATTCAGACGCAACAGCTTTCATTTGCTCGAAAAGTTGTTTCTTTTTAGTCAGTAACGGATGTGGTACTTTGTTGGTTTCGGCCGCTTTGTTCGTGTATTCAACCATCATACCCTCTTCTTGGATAAGTTTCGTACACTTCACATAGTCTGAATAGGCATCGCAATATGTAGCAAGGGCAACAATATCAACATTTGTGATCAGTCCCAGCTCCGATAGTTCAGAAACAATCCTTTTGAATTCCTTTTTAGCTAAAGGATCAAGCCAAGAAGGAGGTTTCACCTTGTCCGCTTTCGGCTTCAATCGTTCTTCAGCTTCCATTCGCTGTTCGATTTCTTTTTTCGTCAATCGGCTTTTATTCCCTTGCAACAAATGTAGCTGAATCGGCATCGCTTTTCGTCCCATCTCTCTCACCTCCTGCTTACCCCTTTTACGAGAAAAAACGAATTTTGTGCGCGCGAAGCTGGCCCCGCCGGTCCATAGAGGGCAGCCGAAACTTTCCGGACCGCCCCCTCCATTTATTGGAAAACAAAAACACCCAAAGTTATGGGTGTCAATAAGAATACAATGGTAATATAAGCTGTTTCGTTTCGGTCAGTGAAACATCATCGTTCTTTAGTGAGTTGCAACCATGATGCGCTAACTTAACATTATCCCATGTATGTGTTCCGCCTTTGCTTATTGGTACAACGTGGTCAATGGATGGGTACATAGAACCGACGATAAAGTATCCTTCCTTTGTTATGGTGTAGTCGCTACTATCACATTGACCACCACACAAATAACATGTATTATTGTATTTAGCAATCAGCTTACTCAATGTGATACTTTCATCAAATAAACCTTCTTCATCAAGCCTTTTCATCTTTAACTTGTGTTTATACTTTCTGACTCTACGTTGATGTTTCTTCAAACACTCGTCGGAACAATATTTTCTTCCTAAATGGTCAGCTCTAAATTCATTCCCACATTCATTGCATTTCTTCAAACGTTTTCTTTCACGCTCTTCCTCTTCCTTTTGCTTAGCGATCATGCTCAATTGTCTTTGTTCTTCGCGTTTTCTTTCTTTCGCCTCTTTCTTCTGTTGTGTGCAAATATCGCAACGCATTCGCTTTTTCTTTCTCACGACTTGAGCGTTTTTCTCGAACGTACTCCCACATCTTTTACATCTAACTAATATCGGGGAATCACAATCTGTATAGCCGGATACATACTCAAATTCATCACTGTATTTCTGATTGAACCTCTCGATAAAATCCTTTAGTATTTTAGGTTGTCTATTGCCGCTACCTCTAAAACCTCCTAGACCATTCCTTTGACAATAACTCTTTACCCTCTCTCTATCGAAGCCTAGTAACTCGGCTATCTCACCATACCCAGCACCACTTTCTCTCATGCGTCTAATCGTTTCTTTTTCGCTTTCCGTCATTCTCCTTGCCCTCATTTTTACACCACCACAAATACAATACTTTACCATACTTATATTGTACATAAAAAGTATTGTATTTGCAACACTTTTGTTGTATCTTATTATTGGGTGGTGAAAAAACATGAGCAAAAAGAGAATAACCTTTACTTTATCAGAGGAACTGATCGAACAACTTAAAGAAGTGTCCGAAAAAACAATGATTCCACAAGCTCGATTGGTCGAAAAAGCCTTGCAAAAAATAATCGAAGAATACAAGGATAAAGGAAACATCACCTCGTAACAAGGTGGTGTTTTTTATTGCTTCCCATACCGTCGTTTGTCTTCCGCCGTTTTCCGGTTGTGGCAGGACTGGCACAATGACTGTAGGTTATCCATATCCAATCGCTTGCTCCAATCCACAAGCAAAGGAACAACGTGGTCAACAATGACTGCCCTTGTAATCTTCTTCTCTTTCAAACAATGTTGGCATAAGTAATTGTCTCTTGCTAAGACAGCTAGTCTAACCCGTTCCCACTCTCGGCTATGGTAAAAGGCTCTTGCTTGTTGGTTCCGTTTATGCTTGTCGTATTCCTTATCATTCCGTCTTGTTCGCTGTCTCTGCTCGGCTAGATGCTTATGTTGCTCGCAATATCTATCCCTTGTTAAGTTAGTGCAACCGATCTTGTTGCATGGTCGTAATGGTTTGTTTGGCATGTCATCAACCCCAAAGAGCATCTAAAGCAAAACATAACATTTTCAAATTTAAAATAAAAACGCCACTCCGATCGGAGTGACGCCCTGCTTCAACATATCCCACGATACCATCATAACACGTCTAAACAGAAATATTCTGTCATCTTTCTGTCATTTTTCCTTCATTTTTCTTTCAGTTTTCTGTCAGTCAATCCATTTCTATGCGCAAAAACCCGAATGGTTTCTGGTTTCACGCCACAGTATTCTGCAATTTCTTTTGTATCTTTCTTCCCATACCATTTCCTAATATATTCTTTATGCCTTTCTGTCAACTTATTTCGTATATTGACGGGAAAATAACTTCCCGTCAAATGGTAGTATCGCACTTCTGCGGCTTTCACTGGAATCCCATATTTCTCGCAAAGTTTCCTCATTTCTTTTCTTGTGCGGCACTTCTTCAGTTCTTCTAACTCTTGACCACTCCAGTTATGTTTCTCCATACTCCACCACCCTGAATTATTTATTTACAACAAAAGGCACCCAACCATTATGGGCGCCTTCTGCTCTGTATATCCTCTTAGGTAAGATAATAGATTTTATCATTGATATGATAATATTTTAATTCCTTATAAGGTAAGATAATCTGTATTTGTGTAAAATAATAGCAGATACTTGGATAGTTTGCAAGTATCTGCTATGCATTTTTCACTTTTCACTTTTGGTTCGCCGGCCACACGCGTGACTGTGTTATCCGACAAATTCAATCGCAATAACCAATTCCCGTTTTTTGTCGTGCGACGTGGCAGTTTGGATCACCACATTCGCACCAATCCGAAATATCTTCCCATCCAAAACGATACTCTCTGCAAAATGCTTCCCAATCTGGATAACTGCATAAGCGTAACATTTCACCTGGAGAAAGTTCTTCAATAAATGCTTTATATATGTAGCCTTCTCTATCACGAATTACAAAAAGTTTTTCATGTGTATTTTCTAAAATATCAAATAAATAATCACCTTTTTTGTTTTGAATAGTGATATAGGCCATATTATCACTCCTCTGTTACTGTTAGTTTTGATTTATTCATCAAGTATTTTCGGAAAAATTCTGTGACTGGCACTCGTTCAATATCCTTTTTCCACACGGCCACGTTCTCGCCATTGTGGCCGTCAATTCCTGTGTCTTCCCCTTCAAAAATCAAAACATAATATTCGTCGCTTTGTAGCGCGTCTGGATCACGTTCAGCAAAATAATTGTACAGTTTTTCTGCTGCTTCTTCCCCTTCCTCGAACCGATAGCAACTAACGCCCGGAAGAGCCATTCCCCAACGGCAATGTTCTTCCCAGAATTCTTCAATCATCTGTTTTTGTAAATCTTCATTCTCTTCTTCTATGATAGCTGCGTACTGTTTGTAAATCGGGTGATCAAATTCTTCAAACTCAATATACCCTTCCACTTTTGCTTCGATGTCATGCATCATAGCGTCATGCAAATCAGCATATCCCCATTCGAATGATTTGCTGTTTTCATTGATTTCATATTTTTTGTTTTGTAGACGGATGTATTTCGCCATTTAAATTCCCTCCTTTTTCGGATATCCATATTTCTCTATCATGGCATGCTTCGTAATGTACCACTCCGTTTGGCCGTTTTCTTTCACATGTTTTCTGACCAATCCCCTTCGGATTTGGTCATCAAACCAGCCGCGGTTCAAAGCTGCGACAATGGTATTTCGCTTCAGCCCCCACCGTTCTGCAGCCTCGCTAGGAGTCATGACATCTCGCAAATGAAACTTCCAACTCTCTTCATTGTCCTCTAGTGATATATTGATGAATCTTTCGTACAAGCGTTCTAATTCCCTTTCGTCATCTAGTATGTTTTCTATTCTTTCAGCGAGCCACAAATAATAGTCATCCCTCAACGCTTTCTCTAAAATAGCAACGGTATCAAATTTCCCATCGTGACCAAAAAACTTGGTGATTGGGAATTGCCAATCGTTGTGAAAATGATTGAGCCGAGAAAATTCTTCGTATTGTTCGCCCGTAAGAGTAAGCCGACAAAATAAATCTGTAATTTCGTTCACGTAACGGAAGTCATCGGATAATACCTTTGCAGCTTTTTCGACTTTTTCATCCGTGATCTCATCTTCGTATCTTTCCTCGTAGTCGAAATTTCTACCGAGTGTGTCGTCCATTTTGTGCAAGCACCAAACTAGCTTTTCAAGGTAAACTGCGAAGTTTTGCAATTGTTTTTTCATCTTATTGAGCCTCCTTTTCAATTTTGCCTCCCCATTCGGTTCATCGGCACCGAATTCATGCGACGTCAACTTCTACAACAATCTTGTCATCCGGCGTTTCATCGTTCATGCCGTAGTAGTAGACGTGAACTCTTTTGATATCGTCGCTCTCAATATATCTGTTGTAGAGGCGCAACTCGGTGACTTCGACGCCTCCCATTTCGCTACGATTGACCTGCTCGATGTCGGTCCAACCATCGACATCGTATAGTTTTTCTGTCACAACGTCCATGTAATCGACAACCCCGCGTAATTCAGCAGCAGTAATGTTGATATTCATTGTTTTATTCCCCCTTTTTGATGATTTTCGCTTTCTCATGGCCGTACATGCTAACGTCGCCGGCCAAAATACGTGCGTTTACGTTTAGTCTGACGTCGTCGGCCATAATGATATGGTTGTTTTCGATGCGCGCTTTTCCAAGCGGGATAAAGTGCGTGAAATTGATTTCTGTTGCATTCCCGTTCGTATGGTTGAGCCGGTTGCCAACAATTTGAACGACATATTCTTTTTTCTTGGTTTGCACTTTCACATCGACATCAAGAGTATAAGTTTTGCTTAAATATTCGAAAGTAACAACGTGTTTGCCAATTTTGAGCGCTTTTTCACCTTCACCCAATTGGATCGCACCGATTTCATTCGCGACAACTGCTTTTGCTTCCTTCCATGCCTGGCGAAGAGCTAGCGCCATCCGAGCTACCCAATCCCCGATCATCGTTTTTGCCAATTCAACTGCTCTTTTCATCACTTGACGAACGTTGATTTTTTTCATTTCCTCTCACCCCCGTCACCTTTTGATGAATTTTATCACCGTTTGGTGATGTTCTACTTTCATTATAGTCATCGTTCGGTGACTAGTCAACACCTATTTTTAAATTTTTTGCGATTTTTTCAAAAAAAATAAAAAGACACCTACACAGGTGTCTCTTCCTCTTTGTAAACCTCTATTCCTAAAGCAAAAGCTATCTTGTAGAACGCCTTCTCACGCTCACGGTAGTATTTTGATTCACTGATACACATATCATTGTACACATCGCAGTCGCGTGGCTCCTCAAACGTCATGTATCGTTTCACGATCAATTCTCGTTGCAATTTTGTCAATCGATTCACTGCACGATGAATTTTTTCCATATACTTGTACTTCTCCCGATCGAAGTCCGCCCTTTTCACCGCTATATCCTCCGTCGATGAATGAAACGCATTTGTCTGCGACGGCGGCACGAGAGAGTACGTTTGTGTCACGCGTGGCAGGAATTCGTCCGGAACCGTCAACATATACATGCGATATTTTTCCAGTGCTGCCTCGACTGCTTCTTTTGTTTTTTCGCCGTCAAGTTTATACTTTACCAACCGGACCACTCCCGTGTTATAATGTCGTTAAGGAACCGTTGTATTCACCGTCATTGACCGGGAGAAGTCCGGTCTTTTTTTATTTAGGTCCGGACCTTACGCCTTGCAATTCTGTGTCGCTGTCGGATCATATTGATTCACGAGCTTATACCCACGTAGCTGGTATAGCTTCACTTTCCGTTTGCGTTTTGTTTTGATTTCTGCGTTTGTTTTTGGATGGCGCAAGATGTAGATCATTCTTCTTCCCACCCTACTTGTTTATCTTGAAATTCCCATAGAAAATCATTGTCTAAATCTGTATCACTGTATCCGCAATTTCTTAACTCATTTTCGAGGTGTTGAATTCGTTTTTGTGCTTGTTGGAGTTGCCACTCTAATTTATCGATTGTCATTCTTTCTGAAAAAAGTTCATTATTTAATTCGTCTGCTAATCCTCGCAATCGTTCAATTTCCTGCTGTAACTGATCCACTTTCTCCGCTTGTTCAATCAAATAATCAATCCAAGCAGTAGGATACGGGATAACTTTTACGTCACCGTAAATCTCCCTCATTTCTCTTATATGTCTTTTGATCGCTTGTAACTGCTCTTTATCTTTATCGTTCATTTTGTTCTCCCCCTCACTCCACAAAATCGAAGATGCTCATTTGCTCGAAGTTTTTAGGTGTTTCCTCTTTTATTTCACATTCCGGCGCTTTTGTTTCAAGAACAGCCTCATTTGTTTCAGTTTCCTCCGCATTCACTTCTCGAAACTCTGTGAACCAGTGCAACGGGAAGCAGCCACCCGGCCGTTTCAACTCCTTGTCATACCAGAAGTACGCATGTGTTCCAGATGGCCGCAAATAATATGTGCCTCCTAGCTTTGCTTGGTAACCTCGTGTTGTCCAAATGAGTTTCGCTTCGTAGATTTTCGAACTGTCCAGCACCGGCACATTGTCCGCAGATGGCTCCGGTGGCCAGTCTTCTTGAACGATCTGAAACAGCGATTTGCGAAAACACCCAGTATGAGCATTTGCATTCGGAAACTTCGATACATAGTAGTGGTTAGGACCGCCTGGAAAGAGAAAATATTTTCTATCTTTTTCAAGCACCGTTGTTGCAGCTGTATCCACGCAAATGCCTTGTAGCAAGTTTTTCACCTTCTTTCGTATTTTCTTCGGAATGCGAATTATTCTACATCTTCTTCAAACTCATCTTCGATTATTTCGATTGCCGTATTTATCCCCATAGCAATTTGAGGAATACCGTATTTTTTAGCATCTTCAGCTAACTTTTTTAATCTTTTTATGATATTTTCCTTTGTTAATTTTTGCATTTTCCTTTCTCCTTTCTTGTTTCGCTTTATGTGTCTACCATTCACAAAGGTTTCACTGTACTACCTTCCAACCTTTGCGAATTCGGCTGTTTAACTCACATTTCCGCAACGGCTCATATCGATAGACAGCTTGGCCATCTTCACGTCGATATAGCAGATACCATTTTGCTCGGCGTTTACGATGTTTCATGAACAATACTCCTTTGCAACTACCCAAAAATCCAAGGGAATGATCTATAAACCCTTTGCGTAAAGTCCTTAATTTTTTTATCTACCTCAATTTGTTTAATTCGAATTTCCTCAACGGTACCAAAGAAATTTTTAAATTCATTTTCCTGAATCTGGGCAGCTTTCAAGTCAATGAGTGTTTGTAGAAGTTTTCTTTGTTCTTCAAGTTGTTTTTGACCAGGAAACATTTCTATTTGAATGTTCATAAAGGCTCCCCGCCTTTTCCATCTTTTTAAGCCCCATAAACATCCTTCTGCAATTTTTCTAACGCATATAGCCGCAACGCTCTCAATTCTTTGTGCAAATCGATCCACTCATCCGAATAGCGATCATTGCGTTCGGTCAGCTCTGACACAAGCTCTTTCAGTCTCTGAACTTCGTTTTCGAGAATCAGATTTTCCTTATGCAACTGCTCTTTGTCTGACATTGTGGTCTCAAATAGCTCTTTCCAGTGTTCGACTTCCTTTACTTTTTCGGTTACAAGCTTATGAGCGTCAATGAATTCTTTCTTCAGTTTTTCATTTTCTTGTTCCAAATTTTCCAGCTGCCGTTTCAACCCATCCCGTTCCGCAACAACTTCCTCATATTTCGAATAAGCAATTACTGTTTTCTTCATCCCCTCGTCCTCCTTCAAAATATCATCAAGTTTTTCGCCAGCACGTAGCCTTTCTAATTGTTCCGGTGTCAGCTGATATGTCCGTACCGTTGTATCAATTCCATGCGGACGGTTGCCAAACCGTGGCGGCCCTTTGCGAGAGGGAGAAATTTTTGTCAAGGTTGCCATCCTACTCACCTTCTTTGGTCTTACGAAATTTTGTTTAAAACTTCTTGTTGAAACTTCGGTAATTCAATTCGTTCATGTAAAACTCTTGCAATTTGTGCCAGCACATAAGCATCTGTGACATTGTTGGAATCATGTTCAAATCCCCATCGTTTGTATACTTCAAGCACTACCTGCTCTTTTTTGGCGTTTCCTTTGGCTCCGGCGAATTTCTTGAGAAGGGAAGGGGCAACATCAACATACGGAATGCCTCTTCGGTACAATCCGATCCGAATGCCCCAACCAATCCCTCCGAGCAAGAAACCTTTTTGGCTGGCATATCCGAAACCTTCGATTGCGACAAAATCCGTATCGTGTACCGCATCGACAACAGCTTGGATAAGGTCGCTCATTCTCGCCGGATCATCGCCATCTCTTTCGATTTCTTTCATCTCAATCACTTCCCCGTATGGCGATAACGCGACAAATCCTGTCCGTAGAGATGGATCAATACCTACAAATCTCTCAAATCTCATCCTTTCACCTCATGTTCCATCTTGCAGTCAACACACTCGACATCAAGCCCTTTTTCCGTTTTTCGTACTCGAAACGCTGTACTTCCACATGTCTTGCCGTCTTTCATCGCTAGACATATGAGATATACAACCCCTTTTACGACATCCTTCATAATACTTACCAACTCCTGTAATGTCCGTATTGTGACGATCGCAAAAGCCAAAATCACGATTAGCGATAGATGCTGGATACTGACTCCGGCAAGTAACGCTAATGTAACGACCACCGAAATAAGTAACCCGTCGAATATGATCTGTTTCATCATCCACCTCAATAGCCGTTGTTTTGCCGTTCGTGATTGATCGCGTTTTTCCGCATGTACGCTTCTTCGATTTGTTCCCATGTAAAGCCGAGCCTTTGTTCAGCCATATTGAAAAAGATATAACACACGGTTCTAAATGCTTCTTTTCTCTTCCGTTCATCTTTAGATTTGATAAGAACAACCCAGTACATCAATTCCAAGAAAATGTCTTCTGTTTTTCCTACCAATTCATCATCCCAAACATATAAATCATCTACGGTATAGCCCAATTCGATTGCGATAGATAAGATGAAATGCAGGCAGTCTACGTATTCTTCAAGGAGTGGATTTTTGACTACAACCTTTCCTGTTCCTCCACACTCAATGCAATTTTCCGCCCAAACAGTCCCTAAATCACCTGTACCCTTGCATAGAGGACATTCGCCTAATTCTTCTGTTTTCGGTTTTTGGTTATAACTCCAATATTTGAAGCCACGCCAATTGTTTGCCAACTCCCCAAGCTCCACTTGCAACGCAAGGATTTTCTTTGCAAGCCGATCTTCTCCCGGTTTCCGCGGATGCTCTTTTTCGATGTGTTCGTCCAGCTGGCGTTGCAGCTCAAAGAGTTTAGATAAATTCAACACTTTTCACCTCGTTTAGTTATTTTTAACCATTCAACACACCGTACCCGATCGCATAGGACATTGCCAGCACGGCAACAATACCGATTACGCACTTAAACCAAACTGGAATTCTTCGTGATTCAAAAATGATGACTGCGCCAACAACCGGCAATACGAAGATTATTAATATTGCAATCGTCACTAAACCGACTAATATTTCTATCACAGTTCATCTCCCCTCTCTGCCAAACGCCCATATTCGCCCTGTACGGCGTTTTTCTCGCTTTCAAATACTTTCTATTACCCTCGCAAGAAAAACGCCATACGGGATAAAATTTGAAGAATTCGAGCATGTTAGTCTTTTAGTTTTTGCATCGCCAACACGTGGCGCAACGTGTAGTAGTCCAAGTCGTATACTGACTGCCCGTCGTATTCACGGATTCCACGATCAAGTAGCTGTCGAATCATCATTTGTCGTTTGAGTTCCTTTGTGAGCTGAACTTTTTCGTAGAGGATGCCCATCATTCATCCCCCTCCGGTTGCAAAAATTGCATTAAAATTGTAGATGGTTGCAATTACATCATTTGATTCTCTCTGAATTCAACTTTCGTTCATATTCAAGCAAGTAAGCGTTCATTTTGTTTTTGAAGCGTTCCTGAAGATAGTAATCTAGTACACTTGCATCGTCGGTTGGTTTGATGACTCTCTTTTCAAACATCAGAAAATTTATCAACAGCCATAAACTGTAATGATTATCCTTTATCGCTTCCTCGTACAACTCTTGTATTGTCACGACTGAAGCACCACGTCATAAAACGTGTTGGTCTCCTTCACAAACTTCATGTATAGTGTGCCCGTATCTCCGTTGCGGTTTTTAGCGATAATGATCTCTGTAATTCCTTTTTGCTCCGCATCCCGATTGTAATAATCTTCACGGTATAAGAAAGCGATCAAATCAGCAATTTGTTCAATGCTTCCAGACTCGCGTAAATCTGACATATTCGGCCGTTTATCTTGCCGATTTTCCACACCGCGATTCAGTTGCGCTAGGACGATGATTGGGATGTTTAAATCTTTTGCTGCGTTTTTCAAGTCCCATAAAATGTCGGTAAGGTCTTTATGCGTATTTCCTGTTTCTTTGATTGGTTTGATAAGCGTTAGGAAGTCAATCGCCGCGATATGTTTTTTGTCAGGATGCTGTTTCATATTCTTGCGGATTGCCGCACGTATGGTAGGGACGGTGTATTCATCCCGAATGTCGATATTCAATTTTTCTAGCACCCCTACGGCCGCGTGGTATCTTTTCCATTCCTCATCCGTAAATGTTTTGTTTGGATTTCTCATTTTCATTAGGTTAATGCGTCCCTCCATCGCGATCAGACGATCAACAATTTGTCCCTTGGACATCTCAATTGAAAAAAATGTACCGAATATATCATTCCTTTTTGTGCTATTTAATATACTGTTAAGGACAAGCGCGGTTTTTCCCATCGACGGGCGGGCGCCGATGATAATGAGATCAGACGGCTGCCACCCGTCGGTAAATTTATTTAATCCCGTAAATCCTGTATCTACTCCACTTAACCCCTTTGCCGGCGTGTTGTAATGTTGTTCTAACCTACTTGCTAATAAATCTTGGAAAGTTTGTTTATCATCAATGATTTCAGTTTCCAACTTCGTCAATTCATCCATCATTTTTTGTAATCCGTGAATGTCTGCCTTGGATTTTGTTTCCTCCATGAACTTTCCAACGATCGTTCTAGCGCGATCGATGGTATTAAAATCCTTCACCCAACGCTGGTATTTATCGAACAAACTTACATCTACAACGGTGTTCATTAAATCAGATAAATAATCATTTCCACCAAGTCGGAAAGCATCACCACCCACCATCATCAGCAGCGTTACCACATCCGGCTTCTCATTTCTCTCCTTCGCTTCCAACATAAGCCGGAAAATTTCGTGATTCCGCGGATCGATGAAGTGGCCAGGGCGCAACATTGTCTCTTCAATGAGTGAAGGGTCTTTAAGGATACAAGCTAGTACGAGTCGTTCTGCAGATGCTTGTGCTTCCCAGTTCATGAGCTACACCTCAAAATAGGAAATTCACGTTCTTTAACGGCTGGTGAGCCGGTCTAATTGCTGTCTCATCCTTCTTGTTTTTCCATTGAGCATCTAAAGACATAGCTTCTTCAACGGTTGTGACATTGTTATCTTTCCAGTTCTTTAAAATCTCTTCGATGTATGACCATCTCCGTACATTGTTTGTAGCAGCTCTTTTGATCGCTTCTTTAACCAATTCTGGCGATAAATCTCTACACCAATATTCGATTGACTCACTAACAATAGGAGCAAGAACCCCAATATTTGCTTGGTAAAATCGACCAACATCAGCTATGTCATCATCGTTGCCCGGATAATAATATTCTTTTTCTTTTTGTTTTTCTTTTTCTTTTTCCCCACTTAACGTGGTACGTATCGTTGACGTATCGTCTAACGTATCGTGGTACGTATCGTATGACGTATCGTTAGCGTATCGAAGAAACAACTCTCTGATACTTTCGTTAGGTATTTTTCTTGCAACCAATCCGATCAATGAGGTGTCTTTCACCTCCATTAACTCCTTCTCGATGCAGTCCAAAACAGGCTTACCACCTTTAATGAGGTTATATTTTCCCCAGTTCAAAAGGGCAATTTCCCGTGTTTGCGGATTGTATTTAATAACCTTATGGACGTTCTCAAATCGTTCTACCAAGCTGTTGATCGATTCGATCGAGTATCCCAATTCAAATGCCATTTGCTTTTTCGTGATCTGGTAAATGCCGATCTGCGTAGTGTTCGGATTGGTCAAAAGGTAAATGTAGAAGTATTTGTCCTCTGGTGTCATCTCTTCTAAAACCTTTGCATCTTGCCAAAATGACACATGAACATATCTGTATTTGGCCATCTTATTCACCCCTTCTTGATGCAGACCACATACTGCCCTTCAATTCTCACCGGCTTGAGGCCGGGATGGCAGCTCTTGATATAGCCCTTCACATAGCTGATGTAGAGCTTCTTATTTCCAGCTGCCATCCAACGAAAACAATGTGGAATTCCGATGCGGTGTTCTTTCACTTATGCTCACCTTACATACCGAAAGGCAAATCTTCGTCACTAATCTCGATCACTTCACCGTCGAATGGATCGATATTATCCGGTTGCGATTCCGGTTGTGTTGCTTGTTGCTCCGGTTGCTGCTGTTGCGCTTGTTTTTGTTCGTCTTGCTGTCTAACCGCTTCAAACATCAGTTCAATACCTTTCTTTATGACTGGATCCGTGCGGTCTTGTTTAAGTAGCCATTCGAGATAGTCAGGCTGCGCTTTGTAAATCTCCCTCAACGTTTTCCCTTTGTATTTGCCAAACGTCAGCTTAATTTTCGCCGCGTCTTGTGCGGTCATTGTTTCGACTTGTTCCGTTTGCACGAATTCTTGCATGTCTTCGATGTCTTGTGTAAATACTTCGGAAAGGCTAGCAAGGGTAAGGGTAGCGTCGATCTGGGCTCGCTTCTTTGCCATTTTCAGAACAGTATTGGCGTTGCCATATGGGTCTTGCAAAGAGCCGTCTTTTTTCTGGTAATACTTTGGTTCCCTAGTGTTGCAATGACCCAACCCTTCGGTAATTTTCACACCGTTTTTGTAGATCAAGCACTTCACAGTGAAAGCAAAAAATCCGTTTTCATAATCTTGTACCCGTTCAATAACCTCATATTCGCTAGTGACACCAAACATCATGAGGATTTTCTCGGCCCCGGGCTTGTACAGCGTAGGTTTCGGAGTACCTGGAATAACTCCGTAATCGTGGTCTTTTTTCAATGTATTCTGAATGACCATTTGAAACTGACTGATTTTAGCGAGTGTCGATTGCACTGCATTGATATCGACACTCTCAATGATGGAGAGGGAATTTGCTTGTTGTTTTGAAGCTAATTCGCCCATCATTCCACCTCCACGCTGTATGTGATACTTTCTGGCTTCACAACAACTCCCGGAACAACTTGGCCATTTTCATCGATGACAACTTGCTGGCCATTTACCTCAACCACTTTAAGTGTCTTTTTGAGGTCGCCCCATTTGACCGATTCCTTGATGAACTCCGTCATGCCGTTTTCTTTGACGTGCTGAAGAAGCAAGTTTTCATTTGCTTTTTCCGGCTGTGCCTTGGTTTTCCGTGCTTTTGATTTTCCGTATGGCGTTGACAATGTTTTGGCTTTTGGATCCTCTTGCAACACTTTTGCGTGATATTCGTGAATAAGCTGCTCGAAAAATTCGATGTTCTGCTGGATGGATTTCTTTTGCTCTTCCTCCCAGCGATCAATGCGCTCGCGTTCGGCTTGCGCCAATTGTTCCACTTCTGCTGCTTTCGCTTTGTATGCCGATAGTTTGCGAAAAGCCCAATTTAAACTATCGATGCCGGTGATCTGAAAGCGTTGCTTCAGTTCCTCTTGGTTTTCGATTTCTTGCAACTCAAACTCTTGCAAAACGTTCATTTTACTTCCCCTTTCATAAAGTTTTGACGTTGCGCATTAAGCTCTAAATATTGGTGATACTGCGCTGCGTTTTTAAATTGGAAAATAGGTATGCCAGCTTTGTTGAAACTGATTTGCCCTCCGACTTTTGACAAACGCCATTGATCGAACTGATCTGCGCTATATGGAATGGTGATTGTTCTTGCCACCTTCTCCACCTCCACTTGATTTTTGATGATAATTCCTGTATGCTTGAAGACAGTGAATGAAATAGGGAGCTGTTTTTTGAATTACCTCACCCTATCCGGTGAGGTTCTTTTTTATTCAGCGATTTTGCGTGTAGCGCCAAGATTTTCGGTAAGATACTCTCGAATGTTTTCTTCAAGAACGATCTCCCCGTTTGGAAACTCGTAAATGGTATCCCCGTAGAGAATTTCATCGCCACAAGCATCTACTCCCCAATGGGAACTTTTTTCTAAAATCGGCCGAACCATCGGATTTTCAACTTGCATCATGGATTCTCCCCTTTTTTCTCAACTCAAATATTTTGTTCTGAATGGAGCGAAGGCTGCGTCCCAACTTTTCAGCCAATTCTCGTTTTTTCATATGGAGGTTTTGCAAAAGGAATTCTTCCTCCTGTGTAGTCCATGGGCGCCGAACTGCATTTTGCCTTTCGCGTTCCCCTAGCTTTTTCCCAAGTGCTTGCATCTCTTGCCCAATCGGGCAACTTGGACAAATACGGACACATGCATTGAACCTATAATGATGCTGGCACCCTTCGCACTGGTTGAGGAGTTCGATGATCTGCAACCGGATACGTTTTTGCTCCGCTTTTGTCATACTCTCCCTCCTTTCGCATAGATTAGTAATGTGATAGATGTGCTAGTGCACATCGTCAAGCGCAAGAACGCCGGTGTGCCGGGGAGATAGGGGGATGGGGGCCGGCATTCCTACGCTTGACGACAGGCACTAGCCTGTCTTGTGAAAGGAAGAGGAAAATGGTAAAATTAGCTGTGGTATGATGGAGCATCATTAGATGGCTAGTTGGCGACGACTAGCCGTTTTTCTTGTAAGTCCTTTTTGATTTTTGATTCAATTGCTTCCAGCATCGCTGGATTCTCCCTCATTTCCTTGCACCATCTACGAATCTCTGAAACTTTCGTGATCCGGCAAATGGTCATTGCTCATTCACCTCCAATGCTTTTTTCAATACGTTCCAGACCTTTGACCGTGTACCATGTCCTCCGTGTTTCATTAGTTCCAGCGCTTCTTCGATTGCTTCCTCGTATCGCTCTGCCTTTTCAGCTTCTTCTAAAATCCAGTGATAGTCTTTATTGCGAATCAGTACATTGCCGTCAGCATCACATCCAATAGGACTAAAGTTTTCAAGTCTCTCTTTCTCCTTCACTCCGCTACACCTCCATCACTTTTCGGCATTATGAGCATGATATCTATATCGCGCTCTCGAATCATTTCAACAATTCGCATCAACTCGTCATGCCGTTCTTTTTTTCTGATGAGCTCGTCCAAATTGCGTTTGCAGCGTAAAAACTCTTCTGCCCAACGCTCCGCTTCGTCTAAACGATTGTTTATCCATTCGACTCTTGCTCGATCCAAGTAAATGCAACCGCATTCCCATAACTTCTCCGCCAACTCTCGATCTTGTGGGAGGACGTTCATGATTTCCCGTCCCCTTTCACGTAGTCCGTGATATCGCTAAGCATAGTTAGTGCTGTTTCGTCACCGATCGCTTCGATCACGTTTTTCAGATATTCCAGCTCTTCAAGGATTGCTAGCTTTTTCTGCTCTGCGCCATATTCGCGGAGAACTAATCCTTTTTCGGTAGCGAACATTTCGATTGGCGTTCCTGTTTCCCAACCATGAACGCGGCGGACTTCCATAGGAATGACGATTCGGCCTAGCTGATCGATTTTGCGGACGATTCCTAGTGGTTTCATTGTGCGATCGCCTCCCTATTTAGCATTTTGTCAGCCACGCGAATTGCATCTTCCAACAATCCCATTTCTTCGAGAAACTGCGGACGGCTAACATCTTTGCCTGTCTTGTTAATGTAGTTCTGCCGGCGCAACTCCAGGTTTGTTCTGTACGCTGTATTGAAGGCTTGTACGAAGTCTTTCCACGCGTAATTGAACGGGATTCCATTTTGACGTGCGTATTTTTGAATCATTTTGTTAAGCCGTTGTCGAAGGTCGCCGATCGTGTCGATGCGGTCGATATTGTCTAGGCGGTGTTGTACAACTGTGACTTTTTCTTCGATTTCCTTTACACGTCTTTCATGTTCTACCATCTGTTGCGCATACATGAGTAACATTTCTGCCGTCGTTTTCGGTTGGATCGCTTGTTGCTTTTGCAGCGCCTCTTTCATGCGATTGAATTCGTTAATGTATCTGATTTTAATCATCATTGCCTTTGGTGTTGTGTATCCCATTGTCACCAACATAAACGCATCGAAATTCAACAGGTACTTTGTGTATATTTGCTTGTTTTGCGGATGTTGATATGGGGTCTCATAAAATTTCAAGACACCCATGTCGATACCTAATTCCTTTACTTCTTCGGATTCTTTTAACTTTTCGATATTTTCGATTGTTCGACGAATATCCGCCAACACGTTAAAATGCTCTTTCCCAAAAGTTTCAGCGATCGTCAGACTGTCTGTAAGTACTTGGTTGTTATCAATGAACACTAACTGCTTATTCATTTTGTTTCCCCTCTCTTTTTGCAGGATTTTCCTCCTTCTTGTCGAAATAAGGCGAGGGAAGGAGGTGAATAGCTATGGAAATCAAAGATATGGCAAGAGCAGCAAAAGAGTTTCAAGGTGACCACCAAGTTTCACTACCCGAATTACTGACAGACGCTTTTTTGAGAAAATACACATCGTTCAATTCCTTTGCCGAATTCGAACAACAAGAAATTTTCAACAAATATTCTTCCTTTGAAGAAATTCCAGACGATGAATTAAATGCTTTTGTCTCTGCGAACACGAAATTTTCTAATTGGGCAGAAATGTTGGAAGAAGCAGTTGCCGAATACACGTTTAAAAAGTTAGGACTTTAACTTCACCTTAAAATCAAAGTTTTTGATTTGCTCCATTATCATTTCCAGTTGCTCTGAATGGTAGGCAGCCTTTCGGAGCAACTCTTTGTATTCATCCATGTTTTCAATAGTGAAACTTACATTTATATCTTTGAGCATGCTTTTCACCTCCCGCTTGTCCACTTTTTCGCCAAAAGGAATGCCTCAATTAAGGCTCAGAATTCATATTTCGTATCTTCCCAGTCGCATTCGTCGCACGCTGCTTCCCAAACATATCCTTTCTCATCGGCTTCAACGATTTTCCACCAGGCTTCCCCACCGCAACGCGGGCATTCTATATTCATGTTTTTCACCCCCTTTTTTCAATCATTGAGCGAGAGTTTCTTGGTTCTTCTTTTCATTCTCCTTGACCATCCTTACATAAATTTCAATGAAGCGATCTAACGCTTCTGCGGACGGCTCTTTCCGTTCACCAACGCACCGTACCACTACTTCTTGTGGCTTTATCACTCTTTTTTGTTTTTTCATGTTGACCATCTCCTTTGTAGGAGATGTATGCAAAGAAACACTGTGTACAACACTGTGAGCTACCGACAAAAAAATCACCTACTCACGAAATGTACTTATCGTAAACAGTCTTGCTAACTGATATATCAAGACCAAACTTTTCTTTGACAACCATAAGATTGACTGTATCCTCTAAAATCTGCTGGCGGTCAATCAGCATATCCGGTGTCATTTCGTTTTTCTTGACCATTTTCGGATAGCCGTATTTAGCAGAAACTGCCTTGTTTGCTATGGTGTTGGCTTTGATATAGTCCACCCGTCCCGGTTGGTTGAGTGATTCTCTGAGTTTTCGCATCATTTCTTTTTGATGATCTTTGTCTAACATGCGAAAGACTTGGAATCCTTCGAGACCGGACGCTTGTCGGAGTGCCTTGATCGTTTGTTTAACCCACTTTTTGAAGTCTTTTGCCTCCGGCTTTCTGCTGTTCCAAATAGCCTCGTAAATCCCTGTTTCCGAAATGATTGTCATTTTTTGATTTCCGCCAGGGGTGTGCAGAATGTGTACACCCTTTTCGTCTTGGTCTAACATTCTCACCATGCTTGGTGTATGGTTATAACCAAGAGCCGACGCAACATCCTTTGCTACTGCCCACCAATCGCCAGGTAACTTTTCGATAAACCGAATTTGATGTCCGTTCCATTCCTCGATTCGGATCGTATTCATTTGTACACCTCCTATGTGTCTTATCACGACACTTTTTCAGGAAAAAAAACTGAAATGTCAACGTTATATAGCTTCGCTAAACGGTATAATTCATCTGCGTACCAGCGCGTTTTTCCGTTTTCGCGGCGTTTGTATTGTGTAAGCGAAAGATTAAGGTATTCAGCAACCTCCTTTTGTGTTAACCCACTGTTGACACGCAATGCTTTAGGGGATAGATATAGTTTCATGTTATCACCTCCAATTTTTTCTTGTGTCTTTATATGACACTTTCATCATAGCACTCTCAAAAAACAAAGTCAACACAAAAAGACACTTTTTTTTAAAAAAATATTTTCAAAGTGTCGTATAACGTCTATAATAAGGGTAGAAAGGAGGTGAAAGAGTGATGAACGACTTTTATAAAATCATCGGTAAGAACATCGAAAAATACAGAAAGCTAAAAGGGATAAGCGCTGAGGAACTCGGGAACAGAGTTGGACTAACCAAAAAGACAATTCGGCGTTATGAGACAGGAGAGATACGAATTATTAATGACAGGGTCTTGGCGATCGCTGACGCCTTAGATATTGATCCAGCTGATTTATATGAAGGTACAGACATCGTTGAATTTACTGACGAGGTCGATAAATTGCCGATTGTCGGCACGATCAGCTGCGGAAACGGAGTCATCGCATATGAGGACATCGAAGGGTATGAGGAAGTCCCTAGAAGCTGGCTGAATGGCGGTGAATACTTCTTCCTCCGTGCTAAAGGCGACAGCATGATAAACGCTCGAATAATGGATGGAGATTTACTTCTGATACGTAGACAAGATGATGTGGAGAATGGAGACATCGCCGCCGTGCTGATCGACGGCGAGGCAGTTCTAAAACGGGTGTATAAAACAGATGATACTATAATTCTACAAAGCGAGAATCCGGCGTACAAGCCTATTATCCTGCGAAAAGATGATATGAAGAACATTAGGATTATAGGCAAGCTAAAGAAAGTGGTTCTAAATTTCTAGCGCTAGGAATTTAGAGGGCGGGCGACGGCTCGCCCGTTTTTGTTAAGGGGGGTTCGACAGATGAAAGTGGCTACCTATGTAAGAGTCAGCACAGACGAGCAAGCGAAAGAGGGATTTTCCATCCCTGCACAGCGCGAACGGCTTCGTGCGTTTTGCGAAAGCCAAGGTTGGGAGATTGTGGAGGAGTATATCGAAGAAGGGTGGTCTGCAAAGGATTTAGATCGCCCGCAAATGCAACGGTTGCTTAAAGACATAAAGAAGGGAAATATCGATATTGTACTAGTTTATCGGTTAGACCGATTAACAAGATCTGTGTTGGACTTGTATTTGTTGCTTCAGACGTTCGAAAAGTACAATGTGGCGTTTCGTTCAGCGACCGAGGTATATGACACTTCCACGGCGATGGGGAGGCTGTTCATCACGCTTGTCGCCGCGCTTGCTCAATGGGAAAGAGAAAACCTTGCGGAACGCGTGAAATTTGGCATCGAACAAATGATTGACGAGGGAAAAAAGCCTGGAGGGCATTCCCCGTACGGATATAAATTCGATAAAGATTTTAATTGTACGATTATCGAGGATGAAGCGAATACTGTCCGGATGATTTACCGTATGTATTGCGACGGGTATGGATACCACAGTATTGCGAAGCGTCTAAATGAATTAGGAATCAAACCTCGGATTGCAAAAGAATGGAATCACAATTCCGTACGTGACATCCTAACCAACGACATCTATATTGGCACATATAGATGGGGAAATAAAGTCGTCTTGAACAATCATCCTCCGATCATCAGTGAGACATTGTTTCGAAAAGTACAAAAAGAAAAAGAAAAAAGGAGAGTCGATCGGACAAGGGTTGGGAAGTTTCTCCTCACTGGTCTTTTGTATTGCGGGAATTGCAACGGGCATAAAATGCAAGGCACTTTCGATAAACGCGAACAAAAAACGTATTATCGATGCTTGAAGTGTAATCGAATCACGAACGAAAAAAACATTTTAGAACCATTACTCGATGAAATTCAGCTGCTTATCACCTCGAAAGAGTATTTTATGTCCAAGTTTTCCGATCAATACGATCAGAAGGAAGAAGTCGATGTTTCCGCTCTGAAAAAGGAGCTGGAGAAAATAAAAAGACAAAAAGAAAAATGGTATGACTTGTATATGGATGATCGCAATCCGATCCCAAAAGAGGATTTATTCGCAAAGATTAATGAGTTAAACAAGAAAGAAGAGGAAATTTATAACAAGTTAAACGAAGTTGAACCGGAGGATAAAGAGCCCGTTGAGGAGAAATATAACCGATTAAGCAAGATGATCGATTTTAAACAGCAGTTTGAACAAGCGAACGATTTCACTAAAAAAGAACTGCTCTTTAGCATTTTCGAAAAGATCGTGATATACAGGGAAAAAGGGAAACTCAAGAAGATTACTCTTGATTACACCCTAAAGTGA